ATTACAGACAACTTTAAAAAATGGTTAGAAGAACATAACTCTAACAGAGAAGATGGGTTTGAAGAAGACGCAGATGAGTTTGAGGTAGAAGAAATTGGTTTAAGTTTATACAATAAATCTACTGTCAATATCTTCATACAAGAGTTTGTAGCTTCTTTTGCTAAGAAAGAATTAGTTGATAAAGAGTGGGAGAGGTTAAAAAGAAAGTATGGTGAAAATTGGAAGAGGAAATATGGCAAGACGAACTAACTCAGTTATATAGAGCAGATGAACTTTTAATGTTAGATGAGGAAAGTTGGATTAATAACGAGAAGTCTAAACAAGCGGTTGAACTAGCCGAGTCTATAGCTAACAACATGACAGAGATAGAAGTAGCTAGAGCTAAAAAGGAATGTATGACACAACTAGAGAAGGAGGAATAGATGATAATTGATATACCAGATAAAGACATAGAAAATTTACATCATACAAGCATGGCAAGTTTTTATCATAAACAACCAGATAGGTTTGAACTACATAAAGGTAGTATAAATCATATTGGTAAAGATAATAAAGGAACTATGCTTTGGTATGATAGTAATAATAAACTAGATGCTTTGATATGTTTTCAATATTATTCTAAAAAATATAAATGTGTTTTGTTATGGGATATGGCTGAAAACCCTGATATGCAATGGTGTTTATATATATCAAGTATAATAGAATAACAAAGTTTAACTCTGAAGCCCTTTAATGAAATAGTAAACTCTGATAAGGGCTTTCTGGTATTTGCTTTTGACTGTTCTACTATCACAATGAAAGCGTTTCGCTAGCCACGACCACCTGGCACCACGCTCTCTGTTGACAGCACTCATAACTGTATACCAGATAACTTGTCTCTCTTCCTTACCGAGTTCCCAACCGAGTTCCAATGCAAACTCTAACCGAGTTATATCTTCCGTAGTTGGTGCTATCCTTACCGAGCGTTCCCAACCATATCCGCTCCACGCATTTGCCAAAGCATAGCTTGGCCATACCGAGCTATACTGCTGTCTTTTAATAACCGGTGGTAGATGATGCAAAGTAACAGCAGCTTCCTTATACAAGCGATCTATACTAACCATATCCCAGTTCATAGACATTAACCTTTTATTGACCATAACTCCTCATAGTTTTTTACAAAAATAAACTGATGCTTACGATCTAACTTACGAACACTCTTGACTGTATCAAGATACGTTTGCGTGCTAGACTGTCGCTGTAATCTTTTAAAGATACGTTGCAATCTCCACTCTAAATCATCTGACTTGTATCGCTTTTTAATAGCTTGCCGATAGTTAGCATTCATACTCTTGCTAGTCTTTTGTATCAACCTGTGTATCTCCTGTGATCTATCCTCAAGTGATTCGCTTTTATCATCAACACGCTCTACAGAATGATTCGAGTACAGAGTTTTACTATCCTTGTCGAGCCTAGTTTTACTAGGGTTTGCATTTTCCCTCTTGACAGAGTTCTTTTCAAACTCATACTCTATAGAGAGCTTACTAGAGAGTAACACTCTAGTAGCTTCCCTTTTAAAACAAAAAGAAGTAATGGGTATGCTAACCCTTGAAGCCACTCTAGTTAGCTCTCTAGAGAGTCTCATCATTCTTCTCATCTTTATGGTCTGGGTGGTCTAGCTTAGGATGATAGACTTCCACATACGCTTGACAGTTCGGACAAGAAAGATTGGTTATCATATCGTATGCACCAACCCCTCTGTAATCATGCTCATCAAGGTCGTGATCCCCACCCCATATCAGCTCCGTATTGCAATGCCAACATTTCATAGTTCTCTCTCAATAGGATAGATTGCTAACAGCTTTTCCTTGTATTTGTTTTGCAAATATCCCTTTGCCTTTAGATCATTAAATAGGCGATACATCTTGTACTGCACCCACTTCTTCCCTTGTACTGCTGCTATGTAATTCATATAAATCTCCTTGTTTACTGTGTTTATCCAATACCTGGTACTGGCATTGCTCCGAATGTGGCCTATTCCATATCGCTATGGCTAATGCTCTATCCGGCTTGCCACCCTTACCCAGATAGTCCTCCCTCCATGTCAGGTTGTACCAATGGCTAGGTCTATGCTTGTTCCATTGTGCATACCCTCTTCCACAAGCCCATAAACGCTCCGGACATACCAACGCCATCTGCTGAACTCCAATAGCAAAGGCGTGGTCTATGAACTCCCGTATGCTTTTAAATGGTGGGTTAGTTACTAATGCCGGGGCTAGGGCTTCCTTGTACCAATAGAAGTTCTGGTTTGTTCTAATGTCCGTAGATATGACTTGCCTGTCATTGTTGCTTAAAGCACTACTGAAACGCATATCCCCTGCACAGGGTTCCCATATCCTATCTACACTCCATTGCTTGTCTATGAGCCTTACAACAGCATCTACGATGCTATAAGGTGTAGGATAAAAGTCATGCTGGTTTCTTTTCATGGCTTTCCTTTGTTAGTTCCATAGGATCTGCTTTGGTGTTGATAGTGTATTTAAGATCCTTGTCTCGTATCTTGCAAAAGAGAAAATCGTTTAACTCTGTAAGCGTAGGCTTTCTATTAGAATGCAAAGTTATAACTATCTCGTACTTCATTACTGTCCTTTTCCAAAGTAAGGTTTACGCTTCTTTGGTTTATTCATCATGTCTTGTGTTTTTTTAATTAACAAGTGTGTAAATCCATCGCTAGTTTTTTTTTGAGACATATCTATATACCCTCTGTCATAGTCTTGTCTTGCTTGTATTACTGCATCTTTCTCTATCTCTATCCACTTATCTGAATTAGGTCTTTTAAAAGCTATAGGGTTCCATTGCATACTCTTTCTAAATCTTTCATATTGGCTCATCGAATCACCTTTAACACTTTCAGACAACTAACATCATTCAAAATAAAAATCGTTAGGCTGTACTTCTCCATTTGTAAGTCTTACTATTTGTAACATAAATCTCTTATCAGGTATCATACTATTTTTGTGTGTAAGTGGCAAACACCAACGCCTTACAACAGTTGCATGCGATGCCCCAGTCATCATTGCAAGTTGACCATAAGACCAATTCTTTTGTAATCTGTAATCGTTTAGTTTCATATCATGTATATATCTTGTTGACCATATACTAGATATATTATACATTTAACAGTATGAGTCAATGGAATAAAAATTACAACCATCATAGCAACCCTGCTGTAAGTGATGCCAAAACCTTTTTAGAAAAGTGTATATATAGAAAAAGAGTAGAGAAAGCATACAGTATTTTAAAGGGTGAAACAGACGGAGATAAAGAACTAGCTTTGGCTACAATAGACAAATATAAGATTGTAAATACAAAGATGCACGCAGGTATAACAGTTCAAGAAGCTTGCGATAAACATTTGTTAGAAGATGTATCTCTTGCAGATTCTTTAAAGTATGCAAAAGATAGATTGCAAGAATATCAAAGCCCTAGTTGGAGAGATAAGGAAAAAGAAAAGATAGAAATACAATATAAATTAGAAAGTCAGTTTGCTGAGAAAGAAATCAAAGGCGAAATGCAATGGAGAAAGTCTGACAAAGGAACACATACCGAGTTAGAACTTGTACTCAATCATGCTATCGAAGGATTGCTTAATGCACAGAAACAACATAGACTTAATAGGTTAGAAGGAGAAGTAGATTTGTTTGGAGACTTACCAAAGTGTGAACTACCTTACAATGGCAAGCCAGATTATAGTCAATGTATAGAGCTTAAAACACAATGGACTAGCAACGTTCACGAAACCCCTAGATCAAATAGTTTACCCTCTAGTATTAGATCAGCACATATGACACAGATAGCAGGATATTATCATCTTACACATAAGATGCCAACTATTGTATATGCAAATAGAGGTGGATATAAAACATTCTCGCCTACTGAGGATGAGTTACAAGAATCCTTACAACTAATTTTTGAGAGTTGTCAAAGAAGAGAGAGATTACTTAAAGCAGCAGATAACATTGAAGATGTGTTACGCTTGTGTGATCCTCAATGGAATGGGTTGTTTGGCTGGAATGACATAAACCCAGAAGTTTTATTAAACGCTAAAAAAATATGGAGGGTAGAATGAAACGTAAATTAAATCATAATCTTTTACAAGATCATATTAATATTACAACCATACATCGCAAGCATAGAGCAACAGCTTATGTTATCAAAATGCTTTGTCTTGCAGGTGTATTTCTTACAGTTGGTTATCTCGTGGGTTGCGTATACCTAGATTGGACGGGCTTATATGACTAGTATAGATCACAAACAAGTAATGGCTGAAGCAGATAAAATAACCTCTACTGCTGGTGTGAAAGTAAAAGGTAATAAAAAGTATTTAATGGTCAAAGATAGAGTTGAAATATTTAGAAGGCATTATGGACTGAATCTTGGAATAGATACAACTGTCTTACATATAGATGAGAATGTTGTACGAGTACAAGCAAAGATTATTGATGCTAATAATAAAGTTATAGGCTCAGGACTTGCAGAAGAGGTAAGAGCATCATCACATATTACTAAAACATCTGCATTAGAAGTTTGTGAAAGTTCTGCAATAGGTAGAGCTTTATCAAGTATAGGATTGCATGGCGGTGAGTACGCATCAGCAGAAGAGATGTATAGTGCGGTGCAACAACAGGATAAAGTTAAAGATACTTTACAGGATGATCTTGATAAAATACAAGAAAGCTTTCCTGACTCTGAGATAGTAGAAAAAGAACCTGTTACAAGAAACCATGATCCCATAGATGACTTTAATCCTAAACATAACTGGGCTGCATGGTTTGAGATACAAATGGCTACTATCGTTAAGTTTCAGTACAAAGCGGAACTTAAAAAATACTTTGCTAAAAATAAAGATTTCTTTACAGAGTACAAAGAAGAGGATGCTAAAAAGTGTGGCATACTAATGGATTTAATTAACAAAAAAAATAAGGAGTTAGAGATATGAGACCTGAATTTGGAAACTCAAAAATAAAAATATATGAAGATATAACAACAGAACAAAAGATAGAAGCAGCAGCATGGTTGAATATTACTGACGAGGATCTTAGAAAAAAACTTGTAGAGTATTTTGCTGATCCTAAGAATGCTAATATTAACATACAGCTATCAAGAAAAACTGGCGAAGGCTATAACAAAGTTAAAGTCGCTGTGTTTAACTTGTTTGTGAATACACCTAAAGAGGAAAAGAAAGAGGATGACGAGTTCTCCCTCTAAAAAGAAAATACTTATCTGGGCAACAGAAACAGAGATAAGTGTACTCGTTGATAGTAAGCTGCATCGTAAGCCTGTATCAAAAGAGCAACTGTTAAACCTTGCCCAGATGTTTCTGAACAAGGCAATCAACCATGATTTTTATAAGGAATTTGAGTATACCAAAAATGACTTTAAAGAGTAAGTGCAGCATCTAGTTTTGCTGCATCCTCTGCATTTCTTTTACGATCATCTAGCCAATGACCATAAACTTTTCTAGTCATCTCTATAGATCCATGCCCCATGAAGCTTGTTACTTTGTGTAAGTCATCTCCGTAAGTTTGCAATAAGATAGAAGCAAAGAAGTGTCTAAGGTCATGCCATCGTATCACTTCTACACCTGCTTGCTTGCAAGCTTTCTTCAATACATCTCTTAACTTCTGCCCGAAGATACGCTTACCTTTATTGTGAAATACCAAAGCTTCTTTTTCTGGTACTCCTTGCAACAAGCAATATACTTTTAAATCTTGTGCAAGTGATTCGCTAAGAGGTACTTGTCTTTGACCATTCTTAGTTTTTGTAAAACCAACTGTATCAAACAACTGCACACATCTTGTAACAGATATAGTTTTGTTATCAAAGCTTATATCTTTCCAACGTAGTTCTCTTTGCTCGCCTTGTCTTAAACCTGTGTATGCTGCAAACTTTACAGCTAGTTTGTATTCTGCATCAGTCTTAGATAAGATAGTTTGTATTCTATCCTTGCTAATCTTGATTGCTTTGTTCTCTACATCAAAGCTTGTATGCTGTCTCTTTGGAAACTTAACCATACCCAAAGCAAAAGAATGTGTGTAACCGCTGTCTAAAAAGAAACTAAAGATACTACGAAAAGTATTGTAGTAGCCTATCATAGTTTTGTACGACAAGTCATAGGCCACAATCTGATCTATTATCTGAGAAGCAATCGTAGCCGGTGTTCTTGTATCACTTACAAGCTTTGCTATATTCCAATCAGCTATCTTCTTGCCATCAACTTTAAGTGCAAGAAACTTGTTTGCTGCATTTATCTTGTAATGTAATTCTTGTTTTAAAAATTCATGCCTATCAAATCTTTTACTTTGATACGCTAACCATTTATCGGTAGCTGTTCTACCTAGTATTGTTTTCATATCGACCTCCATCAATACTAGTAGTATAAACGAATGACAGTACGAGTCAATCTATTGTTTCTTAGGTCTACCTCTTTTACTTTTCTTAGGAATTACTTTTTCTTTACACTCACATAGTTTACCCACTAATCTTTTTTTTATTCTACTAAATAAGTTTTTTATTTTGTTTACAATTAACATTTCCATCTTCTCCTTGCTTGTCTTAAACGTGAGTTAGGGTTCTTTGCTGCCTTCGGAAACTTCTTCATTTGCCCTGCACTTCTTGCACAAAAAGACTTTCTTCTTTTAGCAGCTTTACTTCCGGGCTTTACTTTACCTGTAACAGCAGTCTGTAGTTTAGATCCAGGGTTCTCTCTTCTGTATCTAGCTACACCTGCTTTAGTCATACCTGCACCAGACTTGGTAGATCGAAAATACTTTTTGGTTTTTGGTGGTTGTTTATCAGGCATCAGGACTTCTTTCTAAGTAAATCTTTATCTGCTTTCCTTGCACCACCTTTGCCAGAAACAAAAGATTTTACACGCCCCATAGCCCAAGCGTGTGCCGAAGTTTTTGGTCTTGATCCAGAACTGTAGTATGCACCTAATCCTCTCTTGTATACTTTATCAAGTGTAGATTTAGAGAACCTTCCTGAACCGGTTATGCTTCCATATTTAGACATTATCCTTTACTCCTTTGTTTGCTTATTCTATCCATCATTGCAGGGGTAAGTTTGCCAAGCTTATATAATCTTGCAGTTCTTTTAATTTCTCTTTCTCTTGCTTTAGGGTTCTTTGCACCAGCTACATATTTCTTTGGCACACCACCTTTAGTCTTTGGTACTTTAGCAAACTTACGCTTTGCTGGTTTTTTCGCCATTATTTTTTACCCATCTTTTTCTTTTTAGATGATATAATTTTTTTCTTTAGTGCGTTAGGTAAGTTCTTTTGTTTACCCTTTAAAGAACCATTCATAGGTTTTCTTTTTTTACCATAAGCCATGTTATTCTCCTTTACTAAAATTATTAAAAACTTCTGCTACTCTCTCACAACGATTTGGAGTTTGATGAAACCATTGCGAGTTTTTACACTCTGCTGCTGCCATCGCATATCTTCCATTTTCAATATGATCTAATGTTTTTTTAAATTGTAATAACTTTGGTACACCTAATTGATACGCCATGTTTGCCAATGCTATCTTGATTGGATCTGGTTGCTCCTTGTACCAAGGTAATTTACTGTGCAGTTCTACTAAGAATTGATTAACAGAAGTTTCTAGTAACATCATTGCTTGTGCTTCTGTAATGCCAGCTCCGGGAACATCTGGATCTATTAGCAATCCATAACAAATCGTTAGTTTATTTTCGCTGCATCGGTATGGTATGTGTTTACCATCTTTCATCTTGCTGCCTTCTTCTTTTTTAATCACTTCTAGTAGTTCTTTAATCATGTATTGCTCCTTTATTTTTTAAATTGGCCTATAGACTTGAGTCCAAAACTAGCACCTATACTTGCTAGTATACCCCAAGATAGCCAATCAGGGCAATCCTCTCTTAAAAATTTAAAACCATCAGATAAATATGGCTGGCAGGCCGGTATGAAACACGCAATTATTATTCCGCAAAAAAGCAAAGTCCAGAGTTCATCTTTCCAACTAGATGCAGAAGCATCCATTGCTTTCTCTTCCCAGTTTGCATCGCTCTGCACTTTCTTCGTTGTAGCTTCTATTTTTGCAACTGCAAGTTTTTGTTTTGCTTTTGCTTTCTCTGCTCGGTTCTTTAAAAATGTTGTAGCAATATTTCCTATCGGCCCAAGTAATGCTTGTAGCATATTAGTCTCCTTCTATTATCCAGTTTTCTTTTTCTCTTTTGTAATCAAGGTATAGTTGTGTGTCGGCATAACCTCTACCTTCACTCATACAAATTAAAAAGTATTTAGGTTCATACAGTTTGCAGGATAGTTCATCTCCTTCTACCGGATGTGCTAGTACAAATTTAAAAGTGATACCTATAGCTACTGAAAGAAATAATATAACTGCTAAAGTTATAAATCCGTACTTCACATATTCTTCTATCTCTTGTCTTTTCTTTAACCTTCTTGCTTTCTCTTCTTTGATAGCTTGCTTTTGTGCATCTATTCTTTTTTTTCTTTCTTGTAAAATAAACTCCCATGTGCCGGGGCCAAACCTAAGATTAATTAAGTTTTTCATTTCGTTTAATTGCTCTCTAGCTAATCGAGCATCTATAACTTCTTTAGCCACGTTGTCTATGGCGAAATGGTCGATATTTTTGGAATCTCTAGCTTTGATGACTTGTTGTTCACCCATCATAGCCTTATCTATATGACCGATAATATCGCCTATATCATTACAGGTTTCTATGTTTTGTTTGATGAAGTCTACAGATTTTTTGACTAAAGCGATTCCTGTAAGAACTGCTGTTACTGGTTCTACCATTTGGTATTTTTCTCTATTTTACGAGCCGTTTAAATGGCCCAGGATGATTCTCGAGGTAGTTTAGTACCTCCTTTTTTAATGTTGTATTTTGAGATTATCTATCTTTTGGTTCAAAGTTTTTAACTGATCTAGTATTTGCTTTATGTCTTGGTGAAAGTCTTGCTTCATATCTTTTAACTCTACTTTGGTTGCATAAGTCTCTCTGGTATTTACCAGTCGTTCTTGTAACTCCTGAACTTTTCGCACTAACATAGTAAACATATAAGAAAGCATCCCTATAATAACTGAGAGCAATCCACTCCATATCATGTAAGGTTCTATACCCATTATTCTTGTACCCATTCTTTATTATCTTCATTCCAAATGTATATATTGCCATCATTAGGATGAGCTACAGGTGGCTCATACAAACATGTGGTCTCATTTAATGTCCAACTATTATAAATTTTTGGAGGAATAAAAGCATCTCTAGTAGCATCATAAGTATAACCTAATCCTGCATAATTTTTTCTGAAAGGAGTTCCTCCTAATAAGTGAACATTACCACAAGTGTTGTAAGATGTTTGTTTCCATGTGTGTGTAGTTTTATATAAATTATTTAAAAATGTTTGTCCGTCAGCATCATTATTAGCATCACTATCAGATACTACAACTACTGCTACTACTAAATTGTTTTCATCTATTTTTGCAAAATGTGCCATATTATCCTGTGTATGTTCCTGATGATGAAAAAACGTGCATGGTGTCTCCACTAGGAGTGCTAACTGTTCCACCACTTCCTCTTTGAGAACCAGAATATCTTATAATAACTAATCCTGAACCACCTGCTCCTCCAGCACCATAATTACTTGACCAACCCCCACCAGCACCTCCTCCACCAGTATTAGCTGTTCCTGCTTGTCCTGCACTTGAACTAGCTTGAGCTGTACCACCACCTCCAGTACCACCTGAAGCTGCTCCACCACCTACATTGCTTTGAGAGCCACCTCCACCCCCACCTGCAAATACTCCACTAGCACCTACACCAGTTCCAAAATTTGAACTTAAATCTTGTCCATTACCACCTACACCACCTACGTTACCACTAACACCTGCATCTCCTCCTGCAACTCCAGCACCACCACCACCTGCAGCTGATGCAGTACCTCCAGCATTATCTCCACCATCATTTCCATAGGTTGTATATCCAGTTACAGAAGTTCCTACTGCTGAACCACCAACAGCACTAGAAGCACTATTAGCTCCTCCTCCAGAACCTCCATCTCCACCATTTTTATTACTTGCATGAAATCCACCACCACCACCTCCAATAGCAGTAACTGTTCCAAATACACTATTATCTCCATCACTAGAGTTACCAGCACCTCCACTATAAGGAGAACCAGCACCTCCAGCACCGACTGTAACTGTATATGTTTGATTAGGTACTATATCAATGGTAGCTCCATAGAGAACTTCTCCTCCTCCTCCACCACCTCCTGTGGTAGAACCTCCTCCACCTCCTCCAGCTACTACTAAAATTTTAGCTTGATAGGGAGGTAATGCTGATACACCAGTACCAAAACCTAATATATTATATCCAAAACCTGTCA